TATGTGGGATGTACTTGTTACTGTGACTTTGATGTTGTTTGGAGCTTTCATGGTGGTGGTTGTTGGCGCAGTGTTTATTGCGGCAATTTATTTTTTACAAAATGGGGGTAGGGATGATTGAACCGACAACGCCGGAAAAGGACGAGGCGTTCAACGAGATTGAGCGCCAAGCCAAACAACGCATGGCGGCGGTCAATGCCGCATTTGATGAGCAGTACCCTATTTGGAAGCGTAACCAAGTCATCGAAGAAGTGGCACAGCGTTTTGAAAAGGCGCGTGATGGATGTTCACCTGATGACATCATGGGCAGACGATGGATGGACAGTGCCGCAGAGCTTGTAAGGAGTATGAAGAAATGAACAATAAACCAATAGAGCAAGCCAAGACTCAGCAACAGGTCTATGACGAGCTACGCAATGGTGTTATCGAAGAAGTGGCAGTAGCCATTGAGAAGTTGACTGGCTTTGGTCAGGACACCATCAATAGTTTTGCAATTTATATAAGGGAGATGAAGAAATGAACAACCCATCAGCATTTCCATACTTTGGGCATACAGGATGGAGTCAAGGCAACGGCATGACCCTGCGTGACTATTTTGCGGCAAAAGCCATGCAAGCGATGGAAACACGCAATGCCAGCGGCACAGATCACAGTCGGGCGATTCGCGCTTACGAAATGGCAGACGCAATGATGAAGGCAAGAGAGCAATGAGTTTCAGAACCACCACCGTCAAATACATCAAAGAAGTGTTGAGGGCTAGGACGATTCACGAAGTCATTGCAAACGAACTGCGTGAAGCACACCTGCGCAAGCTGGAAGCTGAGACTGCGGCTGAATATGCGAATGCGGCTATTCAATACAACGAACAACGGATTGCACGGCTGATGGCAAGACTGACTGAACACACAGAGGAGGGAGACTACACATGAATCCAAAAAAACTGCAATGTTTAACCACCGCATCTTGGTTGCGGGGATACGCAGGTTCGTTAGATGAATACAAGCATTCGTCACTTATTCATAAGCTAAATCAAGCGTCCGATTTGTTGGCAGAAACATGGGATGAATACGCTAAGGCAAATGGATATGAAGACATCAAAGTACCTGTATTGGAGAAGCAAGCATGACACAAGAAGCATTGAAGCTGGCGCTTGATGCGTTGGAAAACCACACCGCCATTAAACACCCACAACAGATTCACTACCGAGACAAAGCCATCACCGCCATCAAACAAGCCTTGGCACAAGAGCAAGAGCCTGTGGCGCAACCAGCAAGTGAAGAAGATATGAAGATATACAAAACTATTGCCGCCAACTATCACAAAGACTTGTCCACCCCACCACAGCGCACAGAGCAAGAGCCTGTGATTGGCAAATGGAGTTTGCGTGAAGTGTATTTTGATGAAGATGGAGAGCCAATAAGCCACAGAAGCCCACCACAGCGCACATGGGTAGGGCTGACGGATGAGGAGATTGCACAGGGCTGGAAAGAATCTTGGGTAACTGAACAGGCGTGGCAGTCAGCAGTGTGGTGGGCAGAAGACAAACTCAAGCAAAAGAATCATGTGGCGCAAGAGACAAATTAAAAGACTGGAGCAAGAAGATGAGCCGTACCAAAGAGATGTCCGACAAGAGCGTGCCGATGGCGGGTCTGAACCTAGACTTCAGCGAGTCGCCCGTGATCTACGACTTCATCCAGAGCAAGAACTTTGTGCAAGGGATCATGGGGCCGGTGGGGTCGGGCAAGAGCTACGGGTGTGCAGCCAAGATCTTCATCAAGGCTGTGCAGCAAAAGGCCAGCCCGATTGACAACGTCAGGTATTCACGATGGGCCATTGTCAGAAACAGCTACCCCATGCTGAAGACGACAACCATCAAGACATGGCTGGATCTCTTCCCTGAGTCAACCTTTGGCCCCATGCTGTGGACACCGCCCATCACCCACCACATCCGGCTGCCTGCCCGTGAGGGTGCCGCTGGAATTGACTGCGAGGTGATATTCCTTGCCCTTGATCAACCCAAAGATGTCAGGAAGCTGCTGTCATTGGAGCTGACAGGTGCTTGGGTGAACGAGGCGCGTGAGCTGCCCAAGGCTGTCATTGATGGCTTGACCCACCGGGTTGGCCGATACCCCACCAAGCGCGATGGTGGCGCTACATGGCATGGGATTTGGATGGATACCAACCCCATGGATGATGACCATTGGTGGCACCGCATGGCCGAGAAGGAGAAGATGACTGGCCAGTACGCTTGGAAGTTCTTCAAGCAGCCCGGCGGCGTGGTGCCCGTGGACGTTGAAGACCTGCCTGAGAACCCAGAGGCCAATGACCACATCTTTGCGTCGGGCAAGTGGTGGAAAGTCAACCCCAAGGCCGAGAATATCCACAACCTGCCAGCTGGCTACTACCAGCAAATGCTGCTTGGCAAGAATTTGGACTGGATCCGCTGCTATGCCGGTGGCGAATACACCTATGTCCAAGAAGGCAGGCCTGTTTGGCCAGAGTACGAGGACAGCACTATGTCCGGCGACACCGAGATTGAGCCCAATGTGCCCATACAGGTGGGGCTTGACTTCGGATTGACCCCTGCAGCCACCATTGGCCAGCGCTTACCCAACGGTCGGTGGCTGATCCACCAAGAAATTGTGACCTTTGACATGGGCTTGGAGCGCTTTGGCCACCAGCTGCTGGCTGAACTGAACCAGCGCTACCCAAACCATCAAGTTTTGGTGTGGGGCGACCCTGCTGGCATGGCCAGAGAAACCATTTATGAGACAACTGCCTTTGATCACTTGAAAACCTTGGGGCTGCGAGCTCAACCCACGGCCAGCAACGACTTCAAGGTGCGAAGAGAGGCCTCTGCCGCGCCCATGCAGCGGCTGATTCAAGGCAAGCCGGGGCTCATTGTCAACCGCGAGTGCAAGCTGCTGCGCAAAGCGCTGGCCGGTGGCTATCACTTCAAGCGGGTGGCGGTCGGCGCTGGCCAAGAGCGCTTTCGGGACGCGCCAAACAAGAACGAGCACTCACACATTGGTGATTCCTTTGGCTACCTGATGCTTGGCGGCGGCGAATACAACCGCATGACCCGCACCCACCAGCTCGGTGGTCGACCCATGGGCCAGTCCAGCGCCAGCACTGACTTTGATGTGTTTGCATGAGAGATATCGCCACGATATACAGCCATTGCCCCTTGTACAAAGCCCATTAGAATCGTTTGCATATGATTGAAGTTGATTTGGGTGTGGTGCATCACTTTTCTGATGGCTTGTATGCCAAGGAGATGCTGTTGCCAGCAAAGCATTTTGCGGTCAGCCATGCGCATGCCTACGATCATTTGAGTATTTTGGCCAAGGGCGATGTGACGGTGGAGGTTGAGGGAGTGAGAACCGAATACAAGGCACCTGCCTGTATAAACATTCTTGCTGGCCAGCATCACACGATCACAGCGCATGAAGACAGTGTTTGGTTCTGTATCCACGCGACACAAGAAACAGATGCAAACAAGATTGATGAAGTTCTGATTGGAGGTTAACTATGCCGTTTTATATTGCTGGCGCTATTCTTTTGAGTTCTGCTTATACCGCCAACGAGGCGCGTAAATCACGCCAAGAAGCTGAGCGCGAACAACGCAGCATGCTTGCACAGCAGGCCTCTGACCAAGCAGCCATGCGACTTGAGCTGAGCAAACAGACTGCCGAGTATGCAAAGCAAGGCGCGTCCCTTGAGCAACAAGCCAACATCGCTCGCGAGCAGTTTGCAACATCGCAACAAAACTACCAGACCAACAAGCTGGAGATGGAGCGCAAGGCCAAGGAAGTGCAGGCCGCAGCCGATGAGGAGCGCCGCAAAGCTGCAGCTGCCGAGGCATCCGCGCTCAGAGCTCGCACCCGTGGTGGCCGCAGATCTCTGCTCTCAGGCGAGCGCATGGATGCCGAGCTTGGTCTGGGCATGGATCTCGGCAGCGCAGGCATGAGGATCCAGTAATGGCCACACTGCCCCAGTTCAAACAACGCCAGATCGCCCGGCGCAGCACATCTGACATTGACCGCTTGGCCAAGCAGTACAAAGCCAACATTGACGCGCTGACTGGCCAGTACCAAACCGCATTCACTGGCTACCAAGCGGGCGTGGCCGAGAAGATGAGGCCCTTTGAAGAGCAGATGGCCACATACAAAGAGTCGCTGCTGCCAGCCTATGAAACACAAAAAGCTGCCTACCAAAAGAAGCTGGATGAGTACACCGCTACGCTGGCCGAGCTAGAAAAGAATCCTGTCATTGAGCGCACAGCAATTAAAGAAACCAAGAAACCACGTTACGGGTTGTTTGGCCTTGCTGGCTATGAAACCAAGCGCGAGCCCTACACCTACTACGAGCCAAAGCCAATTCCCACGTTCACCGAAAAAGCACCTGCACTGCCAACTGCGCCAGTTGCGCCAGAGGTGGAGAAGTTTGACGAAGGCGAGTTCGGCACCAAGCGTGCTGCAGCAGAGAGCGAGTTCAAGCGAGAGGTGGGCGAGCGCAAGGCCGCAAGGCGCGGTGCCGTTTCCCGCAAGATAACCAGACCAATGTTAAGAGGAGCTGAATGATGCCCGGACACTACGACATGAAAGCAGACAAGATGAAAGACAAGGTCGCCAAGACCATGCGCGAATACAAGGCTGGCAAGCTCAAGAGCTCAAGTGGCGACAAGGTCACAAGCCAAAAGCAAGCCGTGGCCATCGCCATGTCCAAGGCTGGCATGAGTAAGGACAAAAAATGAAAGAAGTCTGGGACAAGCCCCGGCCAAAAGATCTTGGCAAGCCAAAGGAGATGTCGTCAGCTGAGAAGCGCAACGCCATGCGCCGCGCTGCCAAGGCTGGCCGACCTTATCCCAACTTGGTTGACAACATGGCTGCGGCGCGAGAAAAGAAGTGAGCAAGTACAAGGATCCAGAGGGTGGCCTGACCGAAGCCGGTCGGCGCAAGTTTGAGAGCTCTGGTGAAAGCGGCAACCTGCAGCCGGGTGTCAAAGACAAGAGCCCAGTTGGCCAAGCACTGCGTCGTAAAGGATCGTTCCTGACCCGTTTCTACACCAACCCAAGCGGCCCACTGGTGGATGACAAGGGCGAGCCCACCCGGCTGGCGCTGGCAGCCAATGCGTGGGGTGAGCCGGTGCCGCGCACAGCTGGCGCAGCTGCAAGGCTGGCAGCCAAAGGCCGCAACATGTTGGAGAAGTACGAATTGCAAAAGGATTGATGATGGAATACGACAAGAACACACCCGGCGGCATGCGCCTGACACCAGAGCAGATCTTGAAACGGCAGGTTGCTGCCCAAGCCAAGAAGGATGAATTCCAGCAGCTGTACCAAGATGCGTACGAATTTGCCCTGCCACAGCGCCAGCTCTACGGTGTGTGGGAAGGCGGCGCAGTTGGCTCCAAGAAGATGCAGCGTGTGTTTGACTCGACCGCCATCAACTCCACCCAGCGGTTTGCCAACCGGCTGCAGTCTGTCGTCTTCCCGCCCCAACGCAAGTGGGCCAAGCTGGAAGCTGGCTCGGATATCCCGCCAGATAAGAAGCAGCAAGCGCAGGCCGTGCTTGAGGTCTACTT